GTCGGCGCCGTGCTGGTGATCCGCAAATACTGGGAGCCAATCAGCGGCTTCTTCAGCGGCCTGTGGGCCGGGATCACCGAGGGGCTGGCGCCGATCAAGCCCGCGTTCGATGCCGCATGGGGCGGGATCAGCGCGGTCCTAGGCCCGGTGATCAGCGCCATCGGTAGCGTCTGGGACTGGCTGACGCGGCTGCTGGAGCCGGTGCACGGCACCGGCGCCGCGGCCGAGGAGATGGGCCGGCGCTGGGCGGCGGCCATCGCCGGGATGATCGCCAAGGCCGGCGAGCTGGTGGCGGCGTTCTTGGCGATCCCAGGGAAGATGCTGGAGGTCGGCAGGCAGATCATAGACGGGCTCTGGCAGGGCATCAGCGAGCGCTGGGCGGCACTCAAGGCCAAGGTCGCCAGCATCGCCAACAGCGTGACCGACATCTTCCGCAAGGAGACGGATACGCACTCCCCCTCGCGCGTCTTCGCTCGCCTCGGCGGCGACCTCATGGCCGGCCTGGCGCTCGGCATCGAGCAGCGCATGGGCGCCCCGCTGGCGCAGATGCGCACGCTCACCGGCGACCTGACCCGCACCGCGGGTGCCGTCGGCGTGGGCGGCGCGCTGGCGCTCGGGGCCGCCTCGGCGCCGGCCGCGCCGGCGGCACCGATTACCATTCACCTCACCATCAACGCCGCCCCCGGCACCGACGCCCAGGGGCTGGCGCAGATGGCCGGGCGCGAGCTGACGGCCGCCGCCGAGCGCGTCGCGGCCCTCTACGACCGGAGTGACCTGCGCTGATGGCCGCCACCGGACCCACCGAGGTGATGATGGCCCTGGGCAGCTACCGCTTTGCCCTGTCCAGCGCGGCCTATCAGGAGCTGGCGCGTCAAGCCGCCTGGCGCTGGCCGACGCTGGAACCCATCGGCGCCGCGCCGCTGCGCCAGTTCACGGGCCGCGGCAACATGAGCATGACCCTGACGGGCCTGCTGTATCCGCACTACAAGGGCCTGCTCGGTCTGCCCAACCTGCTGGCGCGCGCCCCCGGCGTGGCCTCCGCGCTGGGCACGGCCGCGGGCATCAACAGCGCCCTGGCGCGCGTCGGGCTGTCGCCGGTGCAGCTGGCCGGCGTCTCCGGCAGCTGGGGCCTGGAAGGGCTGCGCGCCGATGCCGACACCGGCCGCGCCCTGCTGCTGGTGGACGGGCGCGGGCGCAACTGGGGCTATTGGGTCGTCGAGGAGCTCCAAGAGACCGAGACGCACCACTTCGCGGACGGCGCGCCGCGTAAGCTGGCCTTCACCGTCAAGCTCGGCTGGTACGGCGACGAGGCCGACGACGCGGTCGCCGGCGACTGGCTCGACGGCGTGCGCAGCCTGCTGGGGATCTGACCATGGCCACCCTCTACCGCACCCGCGATGGCGATGTGCTCGACCTGATCTGCTGGCAGCACTACGGCCTGCAAGCCGGCGCCGTCGAGGTGGTGCTCGACGCCAACCCAGGCCTGGCCGACCTGGGGCCGATCTACGCCACAGGCACCCTCATCACCCTGCCGGACCTGGACACCCCCGCGCCGGAGCCGCTGCTGCGGCTGTGGGGCTGATCGGTGCGGCCTGCCTGGTCCATCAGCGCGGACGGCCAAGACCTCACCGAGGCCCTGGCCGAGCGCTTGCTGTCGCTGCGCGTCACGGACAAGTCCGGGCTGGAGTCCGACACGCTGGATCTACGCATCGCCGACCCGCGCGGCGAGCTGGCCATGCCGGCGCTCAACGCCACCCTGGAGGTGTCCTTGGGCTACCAAGGCGCTGGACTGGTGCGCATGGGCGCCTTCGTGGTGGACGCGCTGGAGCTGGCCAACCCGCCGCGCGTGCTGAGCATCCAGGCCCACGGCGCGGACCTCACCGCCTCCCTGCGCGACCGGCGCACCGAGGGCCACGAGGACACCACCGTCGGCGAGGTGGCGCAGACGATCGCGCAACGCCACGGCCTCGCGGCGGCGGTCTCCCCGGCGCTGGCCGAGCGGACGCTGGCGCGCGTGGACCAGACCAACGAGAGCGACATCGGATTCCTGACCCGGCTCGGGCGCTGGTTCGACGCCCTGGTCGCAATCAAAGCCGGGCGGCTGTTGATCACGCAGCGTGGCCAAGGCGTGAGCGTCGACGGCCAGGCGCTCGGCGTCGTCGCGTGTGCGGAGTCGGACGTGTTGTCCTGGCGGTACCAGCACGACCAGAGCGACACGCCGGCCACCGTCGAGGCGCGGACCTACGACCCGGACACGGCCACGGACACCCGCGTCAGCGCAGCCGTATCAGGCGAGGACGGCGGCTCGAAGGTCACGCTGCGCGAGTCCTTCCGCGACCCCGCCCTCGCGCAGACCGCCGCCACCTCCTACGCCACCTCCGCACAGCGCAACAGCCGCACCCTGTCCATGCTGCTGCCCGGCCGGCCGGCTATGGCCGCCGAGACGCCGCTGGCCCTGACCGGCTTCCACACGGACATCGACGGCCGCTGGATCGTCACCACCGCGACCCACCGCATCGACCAGGGCGGCTACCTCACCGAGGTCGAGGCCACCCCTGAAACCGCCGCTGCGCAACCGCTGCCCAGCGTCTCGGTCGGGTGACGCTGAGAGTAGGCAAAATATGCCCGTGATGATTCATCGACACGATCAGGCCGCGAGGCGATCAGCGCTGCCAAGCCCCCGCCGCGTCCTGGCGCCACGTCCCGCCCGTCGCGCCGTGACCCTGCCAAGCGCCGGAGGCGTCCTGCCGCCACGTCGAGCCCACCCCCGAACCGCCCGGCCCGTGCCAAGCGCCAGACACATCGCGCCGCCAAGTCTCCCCTGCCAAGCTACCGCTGCCTTGCCAAGCCCCCGCCGCATCCTGACGCCAGGCGCAGGGCGACGACTGGCAACGATCAAGCAGGAAGGGCGGAGGCTCGGCCGCGACCGCGCCGGCGAGGGCGACGAGCAGCACAACGACGAATACCAATCGCATAAAGTAATCTCCGGGCAAGGCCCGCTGCGGGCGCTTAGCGGCGCAACAATTCTGCGGGACCGGCGCAACAATTTTGCGGCCCTACAGTCCGAGGCGGAGGGGCTGAAGCCGGACCTCCGCCCCCGCGCCCAGGTCTCAAGCTGCATGCTCTGCGCCGCCATCAGCCCCGCGAACTTGCCGATGCCCTTGCGGCCCTTCGCCTGACGCTTCTTCTTCGCGGTCAGCTCGCCGCGACGTTGGGCGCGACCGCTCGCGATGAGAAGGTACTCCTGCTGAAGCTCGGTCTCGGTCATGCCACTGCCGTCGTCATCGATGACGATGGGCTCCTGGGTCATTGGCGCGGGCAGGCTGATCCGCACCGTTTCAGCATCGGCATCCCAGGCGTTGTCCACCAACTCCTTCAGCGCGGCCTCGGAGGATCGGTAGTTCTCCGCCAGCAAGCGGGCGAGTTGGGTGTCGACGTGGTAACGCAGCGTTGTCATCCGGTTGATCTCCCGCGCGCTACTCCGGCGAGGCAAGCAGAATCTTGAGTCCGGCCTGGCTGAAGTGGCGGTCTGTCGTGAATGCCTGTTCGATGCCGAGATCCGCAGCGACGAGGATGCTGATGCAGTCGGTCAGGCTCCAATCCTTGTCCGAGCGTTGACGGAACAGTTGCAGCCCGCGATCAAGCAGGATTCTTTCGACCGGTAGGCATTGCCAACGCGGCGAGCGACGCGCGGTCTCGATCAGCCGCAGCGCGACGGCTTTGAACCGCGCGTTGCTGAAGGTGTTGCCCACCTCCAGCAGTACGGCGTCCGTGGTGACGAATCGGCAGCCAGCGAGGGTGAGCTGGCGACTGATCGCCAGAGCTCGGTCGTGCCAATCGTCCCGCTTGTTGCCGAGGGCGACAAGGGCTGCCGTATCGACGAAAACCTGACGCATGACAGGCTGCCTTCACAAGGTGCCGAGGTAGTGGTCATGTCGCTCGGCGAGATCGCTGACGCCGGTGTCCAGCGCTGCGGAGTCGATGTCCTCCAGCAACTGCCACCATTGGTCATCGCTCAGGCCCCCTTCCAGCGACTCGGTGAGCAGGCCGATGACGAATTGCTGCGGGTCGGGCAGGGCACCGAGCTTTGCGGCAAGAGGGTCGGGGATGTCCAGTGTGATTTGCATGTCTCTCCTTCCTCTCGGTTGGTTGCAATCAATGCTTAAGGTTAGACCGGCTTGCGACGAGCATTGTGCGGGATCGATGCGGCTCGCGCCCTTCTCGGCATCCTACCAAGCTCCGCGCAGGTCGTATCCTGACTGTCGTCGATGACGGTGGACGCCTGGGGAATCGGCGCGGGCAGGCCGATGCGCATTCTTGTCGTTGTCTACCAGCCCCCCGCAGGACGGCCTCGGAGGATCGGTAGTTGTCCGCAAACAAGCGGGCGAGTTGCGTGTCGACGCGGTATTGGAGGATCGGCATGCCTCAGTTCTCCGACGTGTCAGGCGGAGTCGTCAGCAGCTCGCGCAGGTGTGCGATCCCGTTGCGGGTCCGCTGGATGTCAGGG